AACAGTATCTAATATGCTTGTTTCTATCTCAATAGTATTAGCTACTGGCTCTAAAATTTCCAGTATAAAATCACTCATTTAGCACACTAGTTCGTTTAAAGATTGACTAAATCGTTTAACAAAAGATATTGTTCCAAATAATGGTCTTATAGTATATTTTCCTCCACTAGTATATAAATCATCTGGGCTTTGTAATTCTAAATCATATTTAGCCATACTAAAAGTATAAGTATTAGTGACTGATGCGGGAATCATAAGAGTTAATTTGCCATTAACTCCATCTATAGTAAATTTATATAAACTATAATCGGTATTTTTAGAGCTAAAAGTTTGAAAAGCATTAGTATTGGTTTTCCAGACTAATCGGGCACACCAATTAGTTAAATTTATAGGATTTCCATTAGAATCTTTATAAACTAGACTAATTTTAAATGATGTACCTTGCTCTATAGCAAAATCATATTTACTTGCTGCCATAGTATTCACCTATTAGTGTTATTAAGATAAATAGTTATACACCCAATAAAAAAGGCTGGCACTAGGCCAGCCCTTTTCATTGTGATTGCGCTGTAGATGACTATCGGATCATAGTGAACCAATTAGAACTCTACGGTTATCTAGAACGGCAAAACCTAGTTCTGCCCAACCGTAGAAACCAGCTCTCTTCTGACGATGTAGTGTCTCGTCTTCGAAGATCTGAACTTCTTGGCGAATTGGCATTATGAAACTGTCTCTCTTGCGAAGATCAAGACCAACTACGATCTCAGTCTTGCCTGCTGGCATTGAGGCGCCTAGGCCACCAGAAGCAGAACTGTAGAATAGTTGGTACTGTTGACCAACACCTAGTTCGTCTAGGTCGTGTAGATTAACACCGAATACTCTATTGATGGCTCCGTCGTTAGCTGTATAGATCTCTCTACGAGTTACTTCGTCGATTTGATCAACACCCCAATTACGAATGTCTTCCATAGCTTCTGGACTAACATAAAGATCTGTTAAAAGACCTCTGTTAGCTGAAGTACTATTACCACCACCGTTACGACGCATAACAGTTTTCATTAAACTGACTAAGCGCTTTGTGAACTGACTAGCGTTGGCATCACTATCGTATACAACGATATTACGATCAACACCAGCAGCAAGTAGTGTGTGCCAACCATCATCATTCATCTTCTTAACGAAGGAAGCTTCGAGAACTTCCATAGCACGACCAACAACGTCCCAACGGGCGTCACGAGCATACTTTAGAAGATAATCGATACTAGCACCAACGTCATAGGTTGGGACCATGACGTAATCGCCTTCAACATGGCGCTCTGGAATGTAGCCATGATTTGGGATTGTATAGGCAACGAAGTCTTTTTCTGTGCCTGGAGCTAAGAAATCGAGTGGGAATTCTGGAGTAGCACTTTGAGCTAATTGAATTGGCTCGAAGATACCATCAAGAACATCGCCACTAAGAATACCCTTACGAAGAGGAAGCTCAAGAGCTTTTGCAAACTCTGCATTAGCAGCAAGAGCAGTCTCTCTATTAGCCGAACCAGAACGCATTAGAAGGTCTGTTAATTCTGGTGTTGGCTGAAATCTTTCGGTTTTAGCTGACATGTGTTTTTCTCCCTTTATTTAAAAAATGAATTATAGGTTAACTGATACTTTGGCATAACCGTCGGCGTCTTTGGCACTGAGGAACTGGCCAATCTTAACGGCGTTAGTTGAGCTTGTTCCAATTAGGCCGCTGACACCAACATAAGCATCAGCACCAGCAGATGGTGTTGTGCCTGCAACTAGTTGATTTGTGGTTACTTGACCTACTCTAAGTAGGGTCACCTTGCCACCAACTTGTGTTTCGTCTTTGTGCCAATTGATGTGTTGTCTTGTTAGATCAAGATTAACAACATCATTTAATAGAACACCTACTGGCTTGGCGCCAGAAGCTACAGCAGCATAAGCTACTACGGCATTGCCATCATCCATTGAGACGCCGACGCCGCTTGTGGCTGTTACAACACTAGCAACACCGCCTCTTTCGGCTGTTGTGCTCATGAAGAATGAAACGTCAGTTAAAAGTTCGATACGATCTGGTTTTAGAGCCATTGTAATTTCTCCGTATTAGTTGGTTATTACTTGTTAGTTTTCTTGCCTAGTTTACTTGATACAAATTCGACCAATGCTGCTCTAGTTGACTCTAGTGCAGATTCTACATCGTTACTGCCAACACCTAGATTAACGTTTGCTTCAACCTCGGCTGTTTCTAGTACCGATGGGTCTGCTTCAATTGAAGTTTCTTCTGATGCTCTTTTGCGCATCATCATGGCTTCTTCTTCTTTGTCTTTCTTTTTGAATTTTTCTAACCAAGGTGGCAATTTGCCAGCAAAAAGAGAAGTCATAGCTTCAAAAGCTTCGTCATCCAAACTTTCGAATTTGTCAACTGTTGCTTCAGCTGATTCGTTATCAATACCAGCCTCAATTAAAGTAGCCATTCTCTTCATCTTCTTTTCTTTCTTCATCATGGCTTCTTCTTTAGCAACATATTCTGCGATAGTGGTAAGAGCAGCCTGTAATTCACTCTTAGCCTTTTTCATATCTTCTTCTTTTTTCATTTGCTCTTCGTTCTTTTTGGCTGCTTCTGATTTGATTTGATCAATTTCAGCTAGTAGTGCCTCGTTAGCAACAGTTAGCTCTTCGATTTTTGATGTTAATTCTGCGGCATTAACTTCAGCAACTGGAGCAACTTCAGTTTGCTCTGTTACTGTTTCTGCCACTACTTCTGCTACTGTTGGAACTTCTTTGGTTTCCATCTCTGTCTCTGTATTAGCTGAACTCATAATTAAAGTCTCCGATTGTATATTGGATTGAAAATTTAATACACCTGAATTGACAATTTCTTCATTTTTTTCTTCAATATTATCATTACTAGCAACTGCATTTACTGGAACTATTATGTTTTTAGAAAAAATAACGCTATCTTCGTTGGCCGGTCTGTTCACAAAACCCTTACCGGTAAAGGTGATATTTCTTAAAACTCTACCAATTTTATAGTTCTCGTGTTCTCCGACTCCTCCATATGATCTTAAAAATTTTGTTAAATATGCAGTATCTTCATTTCGTCCAAGAACATGATATTGACCAGTGCCATTATCTAATAAGCCATAATCAAACCCCTTAAAGAAGCACTCCATACTAACATATTTAGTTCCGTCTTCTATTTCTGATATTAATTTCATGGATCTTTCGCGTAAATTTTCGTCGCTAAAACCCTTGTATATAACTGATCCTGTTAAAATGTGATATTTTTCAGGAAGATTCTCTATTGGGGTATTTTCGTCAATTAAAATTCCATCTTCTGTTATGGGCCAATTAGAAACAATATGACCGATAATAGAGTGCTCATCATGCTCAAGATTAGTAGGTTTATGTTCTGGGGTATTTTTAGCATTCCATACTTCTACCTTGTCAAAAATGTCATCATTTTTATTCCAAGATGACGAAACTAAAATAGATTGAACATAATATAGGTCTTCATCATCAAATGACGCTATGCTTTTAAAGTATTTTGAATCTTTTTTGGAGCCACCATATGGCTCAACAACACAAGCATATGATATAGAAGCAGAGGCTTTAAGAGACTCTTCTAATCCATCAAGTTTTTCTTGCTCATATATTTTCATATTATTTAACCTTTTATTTTGGTTAGTTATCTATTTCGTTATACACCATAGAATAAAAAGAGGCTTTAGCTTGCTTAGTTTCATCAACAGAAAGTTCTCTGCCTAAATCTGACTGTAGAGCTTTTAGCCATAAATAATAGTTATTAAGATAAGGACTGGTTGTTGATGCTATAAGATTTATAGTATTATCTTCACTTAGCGCTGAAAATGGACTAATTGATAATAGCACATTTGTTTTTATGCTTTCTAGTTTTTCAGATTCTATATTACTTAAGCTTCTTAGATTTTTCTTATTAAAAAACTCTAACACTATAGGATTAATTATTTCACTAATTTTATCCTGTGCTCCTGATGCCCACATGGATAATTTGGCGCCAGTCTGAGGAGAAAACTTTTTAGTCTTTCTTTTTTCTGTATCTTTGGACAACTTCGGGCGACCTTCTCCGGACTGCTTAGGCAATGAAGAAGTTTTTGGAGAACCATTACCTCCAACTGGCACTCCTGGAGTTTTCATTTCTAATGCGGGTTTTTCCCCACCCTTTTTCTTGTCTAGTTCTAAACCAACCTGACTTGGGGCAACTACTCCTGTTTGTAATGCTATTTTCTTTAATGAATTCTCAAACTGAGGATCAAACCACGGACCAGATTTAGCAACCATTCTATTACTATCTCTTTCTCGACTCTCTCTATTAAGTCTTGTTTTCTCCATATCAGGATCAAATCCAAATTTAGTTTGTAATAACTCATCACTAATAAGATTACGATCAGCCAACTGAACCAATAAAGCTTTTTCACTATCTTCGTTGCTTAAATCCATTTTATCAAATTCTAATTTAGCAGGGTACTTGAAACCCATTGCTTTCTGAACAAGAGCAATTTCTTCTTCCCAAAATTCTATTAATCTGTCTCGACCATATTGAAGTCTTTGAGTAAGGGTCTTTAAGCTAATGAAATTATTTGTTGTTCCTGCTGCACCAAATGTTCCTGTTAATGTAGGAGGAATACCTAATCCTGCATATATTGCATTAAGGTGGGGAATATATTTGCCTTCTCCCAAGAAATTATGAACATTGGTATTGCTTTCCATTAATTCTATATCTGGCCCCCAAATCAAATCCATGGTTCCTCCGCCAACATTATTACCAAGGATCTGGGCAAGTTTGGATGTGGCTGCTTTGGTTGGAGCAATTTTATGCTCTAAGCTACCTAATTTAAAAATTCTAATATTACTAATAGCACCGTCAAGAGCTGCCATGTCAGCTAATTTAAGCTTCTCAACAACTGTAATATCGTCCATGATAGCATAGATCATAGGATATGCCCATGCTTGCCAATCGTCTTTTTTATAATGAAATACTAGTGTCTTATCGTAATCAAGAGGATATGGTTTCTTGTTTTTAGCAGCTTCTATGATTTGTGCAGGTAGGTTCTCGATAACTCTCTTTTCGTTTTCTGTTTTGGGATTATTAATAACCTTGCGTAATGAGGCTGGTAAAATTAATTCGTATGTTTTATTGTTTAAGAATGATGATAATGCACCAGCAGATACCTCAACGCAAACAGGATCTATAAAAGTATATTTCCATGGGATTTCTCTTTTTTCAACACTAATTTCTGGAAGTTCATTCAGCTGCATGTCTGCTGTTCCAAGGGCTTTATATAATTTATCAGCAACTTTTATGCTTATCTTTGCTGTTCGTCTGTCTATAACTATGTTGCCGCTTTTATATAGATTATTAAGAAATCTTTCGCTACGATCTTTGCCATTTATCTTCTTAAACCATCTTCTATAAAATCTTTCTATTCTTTTATTTCTATGAACTAAACGGATACCCTGACTAGCAAAATCGCCCATAAGATCTATTACGTTTTTTACTAATCCCACCCTTTGATAAATTCGCTCTGCTCTTTGTAAGATCATTTTGATCTCATTAGGAGGAGCCTCTTGTGGTCTAAATGTATAGTAATCGTCTTTTGTTAATCCTGGGCGACTTCCAGTAAGACCATCTAAACTAGAAAAATCAAGACTATATCTTCTTCCTCCTGCGGTTGCCTTTTCTACCAGAGTAAATTCGTCTAGTGATGCCCCAGCAGTTTTTAAAGCTTCTTGTTTACTTAATAAATCATCACCCCATGTTACATAAGCTTCTGGTGGTGCAGTGTTAGATGTGCCTAAAACTTCCTCTTTTGTTCTTTTTTTATTGGCCATAATTGTTAATTCTAATGTAATGAGATTGTAAAGTGATTACTGATTTAATAATACACTTTATCTATAAATTCCTGTATATACGTCATCATTTGCTCCGTTAACAAACCATTCTGGTCCTCTGTACATATTGCCATTGTTTTTAACCGAGTCTTTAGCGTTGGCTCCTATTATATCATAATCAATAGGTTTTAGGCTTTTATTAAGTTGTCTTGCTAACATATTGGCAATAATTAAAGAACTATAGCGGTCCTTTCGTAATCTTCCTTTTCTTCCTTGTCCTAGTTTAGTTTCTGGTGTGTCCCAGCGATCTCTAGCGTTCGGTCCTTGACTAGTTTGTGTCATGACTATGGTGGTAAGCTCATTTTTTAATTCTTCAATTTCTAATATGCATTCGCTAACACTATCGTATAATGGATTTAAATCTGTTTCCAATATGCTTTTGCCTTCTCTTTCTATAGCTAGTCCTAGAGTTAAGTTGTCAAACGCAGGAAATAATAAAGCCTTATCTTCTAAATCTTTTCGCAACCCGTGATTGGCTTGACTTGTCCATTCAGCTTTTGCAAACTGTATTAATTCTAAAACATGCAATCCTGGTTGATCATCCGTGTCTTTACTTTTATCTTCAATTGTTGGCCAAATTAATATTTCTCCTTCCTCCAGCTTATTTGGATCGTGCAGCGATTCTTCAATAGCCACACCACCTCCTTGAGCGTCCATCCCTATTTTAATGGGCTTAAACGTTTTCATCAAATTTCTAATTTTACGAGCACAGAAACCATAGAAATCATGTTCCGTTATGAGTCCGGTTTTTTGGCGCTCTTTAAAATTAGCTCTATTAGTAGTCCAGCAATACACGATCTTGGAATGCGTCGGATTAACTTCCAATACAACTATACTAAAATTATCTTGCTCACTAGCAGGATCGATACCATATACATATTCTTTATTAGGGTCTCCTTTTGTTATGGCGTCGAACATTACTGGTTTTCCATCTATGATTATTTGGGTGTTGGACACCACGCAACTTTCTATTAAACTTCGTCTAAAAAATCCCTCACTATCTTTTACGAAACATGCAGCATATTCCATATTGTATATACCGCTATGTATTGTAGCTTTAGCTCTACTAACTTGTTTATCATCCATGAATCCTTTTGGAATAAGCTCATAAGGAATTCGAATAATACTATAATCTTTCCAGTTAAAGCTATCAGGAACTTCTCCTTTGAATATGTCTTCAAGTTTTCTTTTGTCCCCTTTGCTTTCTATGATAGCCTTATATCTTTTCCAATAACTAGCAAAGTGTTTAAAGTCATAGTCTGCTGTGCCACTAATTATAGCTTGATTTCCCATTTTAGTATTTAGCACTTCTAGCTCTTCATTCCATATTCCTGCTTCTATCATTGCGTTCTTTTTAGCTTCTTCTTTAACATTTTGAATAGGACTAGCAGATACCGCAGCGAATCCGGAAACTACTGTTTCGTATATATCTGGTGATATGGATGCAAATTCGTCAGCAATAATAATATGTGCTCTCAAACCTCTAATCTTGCTTCCGTCGCCCATAGGGATAGCAATCGTCCAACTGTCACCTAGTCTTATAGTGCATCTGTCTACGTCTCTTCGCGGACCATCGTCGTTACCATTAAAGATACTTCTTAATATCGGACTACTACGCCAAATGGTTTCCATATATTCGAAAATAATTTTACTTTGACGAAACGCGGCGCCTACTACAACTATTTTTGTTCCTGGACAAAATGTACATTTGATAATACAATACAAAGCCATTAAGAACGATTTACCCCAGCCACGACTAGCGATATACATTGGAAATGGTCTTATCCAAAATTCTTGTAATATTAAAATTTGCATAGGATGCAATTCAATATTGAATAAAAGCTTCACCATACTACCAATATACTTTGGATCTTTTAAAACTTTCATCAGATGAAGATCAGGCAGTTCAATATCTCTTTCTGATCTATTGATCATCACATTTTTATTGATTTTAAGTTGACTTACGTCGCCCAGACCTAGCCAAGCGTCATCAAAAGATATCTTATTTAACGATTCAGCCATCTGATTTTTTAACCATTTCTATATAATGTATTTTCTTAAAGATAAATTCAGCTATCTTTTCAGCATTAGACGCGCTACCGCAAAATATAACTTTAATATTATGATTTAGTTGTAGCTCTAAAATATTCTTAATAAGAAAGGAAGGAGTAATCTTAACTTTATCCCACATTCTTTTAGGAACAGTACTTCCTTCTGGATATATTAATAGATCTTCGAGATTAAATTCTAATAATAAAAATGAATATTTAAATTGGCTCAATCGCATCACAACATCTTTGAATCGACTCTCGACAATGTTAGTTGCAAATTCGCTAGAGCTTTTCTTTCTCTCAATAGTTAATATGTGCTCTAAGCCCTCAATACTATAGTCCCCGGTATCTAACTTTTTATGAGCCTTGGTATAGTCGTTAAAATTCCACGGCTGTTGTTCTCTGGTATCTATTATTATGGTAAAGTTATTATAGGTATTATTATTTGTCATTTTTTGGCTTCTGCTTTATTATGTTATAAAAAACGGCCTCATAATAAGTTTCTACACCAGTAATCATTTTATGATGATCTTTACAAAGAGTGATTCCGTTATCTACTTCAAATCGTAGTCCCGGACAATCAGCCCAACGACGAACATGATGAGCATTTAATTTTTTCTTGCTAGAACATCCTGGCCACTGACAAGTATGATTGTCTCTTGCATAAATTTTGTTTCTCCATTTTTTATATTCTGGATCATTAAAGTTCCTAAGCACGAGAGTATAGTTCAATATCAGAACTAACCATATCATGAACTAGTTGTTGAAATGTAATTTTAGGAATCCATTTTAGAACTTTTTTAGCTTTGCTACAATCTCCTTTAAGATATTCAACTTCGGCCGGTCTATAAAGAGACGGATCAATTGTCACATAATCTCTATAATCTTTATTAACAAAAGAGAATGACTCTTGTAAAAATTTTTCAACAGTTTGAGCTTGTCCGGTACTTATAACAAAATCATCAGCTTTATCTCGAACTAGCATTAATCTCATAGCCTCAACATAATCTTTGGCGTGTCCCCAATCTCTTACCGCATTAATATTTCCAAGTTTGAGTTTTTCGTTATGTTCTAGTTTGTTATTAACTAGTCGCCCTATATATTTGGTTATTTTTCGCGTAACAAAGTTTTCGCCGCGACGAGGACTTTCATGATTAAATAGTATTCCGCTACAAGCATGTAATTTATAAGCCTCTCGATATATTTGAACCATTCGGTGGCTAGCAAGTTTAGCTACAGCATATGGACTTTGAGGCAACAAAACTGTCTCTTCGTTTTGATATTTATTACCATCAGAGTCAACTGAATAATTTCGCCCAAACATTTCGCTGGTGCTTGCTTGATAAAATCGAGTGGTTGAACTAAATTTTCTAATATTTTCTAGTATGTTAATTACGCCAATAGCATCAATTTCGAATGTGGTGGTTGGCTGTTTAAAGCTAGTTGCCACATGACTCTGAGCGGCCAGATTATAAAATTCCTTGGGGCGATGCTTGGTTATTATATCTGTGCAATCACTAGGATCAGTAAGATCAAATTCTTCCAATATTAATCGTGGATGATTAACTATGCTTTTAATACGTTCAAAATTGATTGAACTACTTCGTCGGTATAGTCCAACAACTCCGTATCCTTTTTGTAAAAGATTTTCCGCCAGATAACTTCCGTCTTGGCCCGTTATGCCCGTGATAATTGCTGTTTTACTCATTGTTATTAACACTCTCTGAGTTTAAAAATGGTTTGTCTACTGTGCCGTCCTGATAATTATGATAATCATAAAGTTTCTGCTTAACCTTACTGGTAGCCATGCTAAGAATTTCCATTTCTCGTCCTTCTTTTTCTCTTATTTCTTCGTCTTCTAGCATTCGTATTAATCCTGTCCAACTGCTTTTGCCGTCTTCTATTCTTTTGATTCGTTGTTCTCTTGTGGCTTTAAGGTCTTTACTAATTTTTTGTTGTTCATTGAGCAGTTTGGTATATTCATTGGTATAATTTGCTATACTGTTTCGGGCAAAGCTGAGTTGAGTTTCTAAATTGGCTAATTTCGGTATGTCTCTTTCAACTTCTGGCTTGCTATAAATTTCGTCCACCATTCGCTGAAGTTTTTCAGTTTCAGCAATATGACGTTTTCGTTCTTTCATGCTTCGATTAATAAGAATATCTATAGTGATAAACTGTTTGATCTGCAGTTCTTCAGCGGGCAACACGTCTTCTCGAAACTGCTTTACCAGATTAATCCATGTGCTTTCAAAGTATTCTAATTCTCCGGTGTCACTATCAAATTGTCGTGTGATTTCTGGCCAAAACGTTTTACTATGAAGTTTTTGACTAAGTATCTGATTATCATTACTGCTGTTAATAACTGATAATTGATTTTCGTTAACATATCGCTGTATTGGGCCGACAGTTCGATTTAAATGATTTGCTATTTCTTGTAAAGAGGATGAAGTATAATTATCTCGAATGTATTTTTCTTCATCAAGACTTAATTGTCCTCGTTTTTTGGGTACATCTCTGCTTTCCAATTTTTGCTCTCCATTATTTTAACAATGTGGTTTTTTAGTTTTTTGAGTTCTATCTTGTTAACTTTTGATCCGTGTTTCAGTTTGAGATAAGTTTCTCTAAATTCTAATTGAATATGATCGTCTAAAAATTTAATTAGCTCTTTATTTTCTAATAAGTTTTCAGTATGTGATGATGGTGCAAGATGAGATGATTGGTCGATATATCCTGGTTGAATAATGTTCTTTTTGGCCTCATTTCTTTTTGCCCACGAGGCGTATAGTTCACAGTCATCTTTATTGGAAAATTTTTCACATTGATTAATGCTAACTTTGCAACCTTTGTCGAAAAAAGGACAAGAATGACAGGGTTTATCGGGCCTTTGATAGTTGTTTCTTTTATAATTAAATAGTCTATTACGAACGTGGGTCCAAAGGAAGTTTTCTAAGGGTCTTTTTTTGTCATAATTTTTAAGACCTTCCAATGCAAAAATAGCAGCTTGTTGCTTCATATCGTCTATACTATGATATGCGAATCTGAATTTATTGGCTAATCTTTTACTAATATTGTCTAATACTAATAAAAACTCTTCTGTACTAACGCCATTGGGTAATTCAGGTGGTAGTTTGGTCTTTTTTTTGCTCATTTATTAGTTCTGCTATGCTCTTTCCGTTGTCTAATAATAGGTCATTAATAATATCGTCATTAATAGAGCCAGAGGCTTTAACGAATAATACGCTATCAGCAACAATGTCCGGGTCAAAATGGGAGTCTTTCATATTTTTTCCTTGCTCTAAACTGATCAAACCTTATTATAGTATGTTTTGGGGCGAGATTGTCAACAAATTAAAAGATAGGAGCGATTTATGGCTAATTATAAGAAGTGGACCAATGCTGAGCTAGACTATATTAATAATAATCATACTCTGTTATGTGACGAAGGATTGGCAGCCTCATTAAGTAAAATGACTGGCGAAACTATTAGCACAGCAATGGTACGACGCCAGCGAAGAAAGCTAGCTTTGAAGAAGAGCAGGGGCCGTCCAAAGAAGATTAAGGAAATTAATAGCTCAAGGGATACTGAAGCTACTGCTATAAGTTGAAATTTAGCAGATAAATAATTAAGAGGGCGGGACAGCGGTCACGATTAATAATTTTAGTCGTGGCCGTTGTTGTTTTATGGGGATTGGCCGTTATAATAGAGTGATGCAAGGTCAAAATACTTTCTAGGAGACTAGGTCATGAAAATGTTTATTTTATTAGTTTGTGGTTTATTTTGTGGTGTTGGAAATGATAGCAATGCTTGTGAATGGACCAGGGCAAGAAATGTTCAGCCAGTTTATGTTCCTGTTCAGCAAGTTCAACCAGCCATATCGTGGTCTTATGTTCAACAAACATTTGTTAATTATGTTCCAACAGTAGTTTATCAGCCAGTAGTAAATACTCAGGTAATTGCTATTCCGTCAGTGGTTTATCCTATTTATGCTCCTGTTCCTGTTGTTCCTTATTTCTATGGATATAGTGTTTATAGATACTAGGGGGAATTCGGCTAATATAAGTGGTGCAGAATAAGATTTAATTAATGGGGGAACTGGCCAATTGTAATATGTCCGGCCAATTATTTTTTAGAACAGGTGTCTATGGAAACATTATTGATACTTGTATCAGTATAAAAATTATTTGTGAAAGATTATTATGGGAAAAATGGCTAATAAACTGGCCAATTACGTATGGTGGTCCTTATTGTTTTTAGACCACCCGCAAGGTATGGCGATTTTCTAAGCCCCTTAATATAAAATGAAAAAACCCCCTCTTGCCCTAAAGTGTTGTGGCGTAAGACTTTACGACGAGTGATGGACGCAAAAGTTGTCATAAACTCTTATGGGGTAACGACTTAGAAAAAACGTAAAAGCATTTGCATAAATCGAAAGTTTTTCCGCTTGAAACCTAAAGATTGGCCTGTATAATACCGATATAAGAGAAAGAAAGAGAGAAAGAAAATGGAAAAAGCAACTCATATCAACGATTTTATTGGTAGCCTTCCTAGGATTGTGGAAAAGAAGGTGTGGAAGGTTACGGATAAGGATGGAACGGTTGTTCAGTATGTTGGCGCTACCGATAACCGTGAGAGCACAGCACAAGCGTACATCAAAGAGAAGTATCCCCAAAGAGATTTGATTCTGACCTTCTCACACTTCAAAGGTTTGATTACCCTTCGCTAGAGGGGATTGACAAGCAAAAAAGTTTCTGTAGAATAACTTCATCATCACCAAGGAAAACAAAATGAACGATCTCAAGAGTCTTTTTCTTGCTATGGCCGCTGGTAAGTATGCTGGATTCCGAGATACTAAGGGTAAGGGATATATCGGAATCATCAACGGTATCATGCGTGAGGATGGTAGTGGTCGTAACTGGATCATTACTGTGACTGAGGGAATCAAAACGAGCAAGGTTTTTATCCACGCAACGTAAGCCCAATAATCACAAGACTTTACGTCGAGTGGGGGCATAGAGGGATGATCTAAACTCTTGTCGCATAACGACTTACGAACCTTGCGATCTTTTAAGGAAACTTTTTGCTTGATCTCTAAGAAATACCCTGTATAATGATGATATAAGAGAAAAGGAGAAAAAGATGGATACGACTAAGATCAACAACGCTCTGAAAATGATTTGGGGTAGCGAAACGTACAACGTGGTGCTACTGTATACGGCAGACGGTAAACTGTTTGCAGAATGTGAAGCAACGAATGACCGACGACGAATCACGGAAAGCAACTACGAAGAAATGCTGAACGATATGTTCTATAACTTCTGTATGGAAAAGGCCTCTTGGATGGGCGTCTCATGACCCCCACTAGAGGGGTTGACAAGATAAAAAACTTTCTGTAAAATACGTTCATCACCAAGAGAAGAGGAAAAAGAAAATGGCTACCAAGTTCAAGATTATCGAAGATGCCAAGCGTCAGGTTCGCATGTGCTTTGTTGGTATGGCTACTCGGCATCAGCCGTCGCTTGCCGATGGATTGTATGGCCCGATTCACAGTGAAAAGATTCACAAGTTCAATCGCAAGGCTCTCCGCAAGGGTAGTAAGGCTAAGGCGGAAAAGGTTGACTCTCGCTACAATGGGGGAGAGGATACCATGATCGTGGCGGTTGGCAAGCCCGGTTCGGCTGAGCGTAAGGCGGCACTGGCAGACCAGTATGCTGCGATTATGGCATCGGGCGAGGAACTTTCCCCCTTCGGTTGGAGGGGTTGACCTAAAGCCTTACCGCATAAGACTTTGCGACGAGGCCCGCCGCCCGCGTTTTTCGTAAACTCTTACGCCACAACACCTTGTGAATCTTACGGCATTGTAAGGAAAAATATTCACGACTACCCCTTGCATTGGCCGATAATATCTGTATAATCGTGGCATGATGATCACCACCACCAACGAGGACGCCAAAATGCTCCACGACCTTGACGAACCAAACAGCCAACTGAGTTACCTTGCCGAGCAGGGTATCATCGAGCCGATGGTCGAGCCGATTGACGATCCTAGTTTGGAAGTGAACTACTGGGATTGGGCAGAAGTGATCGGTATTGTTGACAATCTGGTTCCGGAGGAGTATGCTGTATGAGTGCCTTACTGATCGTGGTTTCATACATTGGATTGTGTTTTTGTGTTCTTTGTAAGGATTAGTTATGAGTCACCCTGACCCTTGTTTCGATCCCGATAACTCTTATGAGGATGATGATATGAACTACCATGATGACGATGTGAACTACGATGATCACAATGATTTTTGGGGTTTGCCAGAAAATGAGCTGGATGAAATCCGAGATCAAATGGATGATGATGAGGGTTATGATGACGATTACGATGACCATTACGATGACAGCATGGATGGCGATCACGACTCCGCGATGGAATCTGCCGGATGGGGAACAGATGAGGATTACGGCTATTTTGGCGGAGAAGACTACTAGCCCTAAAGCCTTGCCGCATAACACTTTGCGGCGAGGCGGGCCGCACGATCTTGACGTAAACTCTTTAGGCTCAACGACTTAGAGCAACCGTAGAATCTTTTATTTTCTTGTTGACAGCCTAAAGAACGGGCTGTATAATGTCGATATAAGAACATCACCCCAAAGGAAAAGAACATGACTCACGCCGAAGCAGTTTCTATGGTTCGTGGCAAGCGGAATAAGGATAGCCGCAAGGTAGGAAACAACACCTACGCTGAAATCCTGCCGTGTGGATCGGTTGGTATTCTGCTCCACAGTACCTATGTGGTAAAGATTCATTCTGACAATACCTATACCCTCCAGACTGGGGGTTGGCAAACCAGTACCACCAAGGATAGAATCAACCAGTACAGCCCCGTTCGTGTGTACCAGCACAAGTACGAATGGTTCGTGAAACTGAATGGTAAGGAATATCCGTTTATGGAAGGAATGGTGGTGGGAGGATGATTTTATATCTTGCCGGTTTATATGGTGTTATTCTGCTAAATGCTTTTCTGTGTTGGATGATTGAAAAAAACAACTAAACGAAAGGGCTACGGATGGCCGATATATATCTAGACTGGAATAGTTTCGGTGTGGGACTTGTTATTGGCCTTGGTTGTGCTTGGTTTGTTTGTGATCTTGTTTTTCCATTAAGGAAGTAAGATGACTATTAAGGATAAGATTGTCCTGTCTGTGGCGTTTGTTTGTGGTTGTATCGCAACTTTTCTTATGGGGTAAAAAATGTTTTCTGGAATCCCTATGATTGTTGAAGTTTTAAAGAAAATGAACGACTCTAAGGCCAAGTGATCTAAAGCCTTGATGCGTAAGAGTTTACGCCAAGGCCCAGCGGCCGCATTTGACGCAAACTATTGAGACACAACAACTTACGATTTTCAAAAAAATATGCTTGACTTCTAAAGTTTAGGCTGGTAGAATACCGATATAAGAAGAAAGAGAAAGAGAAGGAGAAAAGAGATGAGCCACTCTGATTCGCTGTGCGATTACGAAGATTCTGACGATGGCTATGATGCTGTGAAAGATAACTACCTGACTAATGGTGGTTATGGGTACAATGATCGTACTCGTCGTGAAGATGCTGAATGGGCTGAGGAATGTCGCCGTAACAACTGGAAATAACATGATTACACTTCAGGAAATGAGACTCGCTGCTGCTGATGCTCTTGGAACCATGTCTCATGCTGTTATCGACAATGGTAACGAGTTTCTTATTGTTACCCTCGACAACTGTAGCATGGGAGAATGTGGTACGTTTTTTGCTGATGATGTTCGCAAGATATCTATCAGGAAGGACAGTAGCCGTGGTGCTGCTGGTAACCGTATTGAGGATTGGGCTGCTGATATCTTGAATCCGTATGCTTGACAATGTTTGATTAGTATGATAGAATACAACCAAAGGAGAAAGTGAAAATGACGAAGTGTGTTGTGACGGTTACTGATACGTTTGGTGGTGAGGCTAACTATGGTTGGGTGAAACGGTATGAGTTTCAGCCGCGTAATGCTGAGTCTCAACGTAGTGTTATTCGACAGGCCAAGTCTCTGGCGAATATGACTGCGGTAAAGGCTGATACTTACGACTATGGTGATGGATATACCGTGAAGCCGCGAGGATACAACCAGATTATCTTTGTGGATTTTGAATGAGCCATAAACCCTTGCTGCATAAGACTTTGCAGCATGGGTGGCCGCCCGCGTTTTTCTCAAAGTGTTGTGGCGTAAGGACTTACGGCAAAAAGATTTCTTCAAGGTTACCACTTGACAATGCCGATAATAGATGTATACTGGGGCTATCTGGTTTGGTTGGTCTTCACTACACGAAAGGGATTTTTATGAACGATGTTCTTCTTTTTGGTTCGATTGCTACGGTTGTTGTTTGCTGCCTTGCTATGTTTGCTGCTTATGGCATCTATGGTGGTGTTCATGGGTCGTTGTCAACGGCAAAGGCCGGAGAGTTCTATAACTTTGAATATCTCCAGCCTAATGCTGGTGACCCTGAGCGTTATCTGGCAAAGGTGCTGAGTGTGCATGTGTTGGACGATAATGCTATTCGCAGGCTGAATGCTCGTAGTGCATATCGTCGCAACGATAGCAACTTTCAGCGTAGCAATCATCTGGTAACGTGCCAGACTGCGGACGGTAAGATTCGCAACTTCTATGCTGAACGTACCGTGAACTGCCGTAGGCCGCTGTTGGCTGGTGCAGCATTCAAGACAGGCTTGGCGAATCTGCTCTTCTGATTTTCTCGTGGTGGTGAAGTGACCTCGCTCTAAGTTCTTACGCTGTAAGAGTTTAGGGCGAGGCACGGCACGGACGCTTGATCTAAAGTCTTACGGGGTATACACTTACAGAAAAGCTAAATAGCATATTGACAACGATCCGATAATCTGTATAATGCGACTAGGAGAAAGTTTATGACTAACACCCAATGTCTTGCCGCAATGTCTTGGAGAGTATATCAACATGGTCGATTTGTTGGCTATGTGGTGTCATTTAGTCAGTACGATGCTTGGATAAAGGCTAAGGATAAGTATGGTAGTGATCTAAGGATTGAGAAGGTAGTCGGATAAATATATTGGCCCCATCTTCTAACGGTTAGGAAATCGGATTTTCGCTCCGAGAATCAGGGTTCGATTCCCTGTGGGGTCATTGGTTTGTATCAGGTAATCCTACGGATTTGGGCTGAGTGGGTATAGTCAGCCAAAAGTTTAGACTCTTGACAACCGATAAGATATAGAGTAGAATCGCACTAAAGGAGAGATTTATGCCTAACTGGTGTTTGAACAAGTTGACGATTAGCCATGAGGATCGGTCTAAGGTTATGGAGTTTGTTCTTGCCTATAAGGAAGGTAAGACTTGTGAACATTATTTGCCCGTACCAAAAGATGAGCAGGGCGAACTTATTACCGATGAATCTAATCCTGATTATTGGTATAACTGGTGTGTAAATAACTGGGGAACTAAATGGGATATTGGTAGTGATAACGGAGAAGTTCATGGATTGAATCCTACCATTGTGGATAATGAGGCCACTATGAGTTTTGATAGTGCGTGGTCGCCGCCTATTGGACTGTATGAGGAACTGGTATTGAGGGGTTTTAGGGTGATTGCGTCCTATTTTGAACCGGGTATGGGTTATTGTGGCATTTGGAAGGATGGAGATGATTTGTATACTGAATATGGGGATGATAAGGGGTTGATTCCTGTTCAGGTATGGGAAGATTATAATCTGGCAGAGTTTTTCTCTGATGATGAGGTAGAAGCCTAAAAAGGCTGGTTCGCTCTAAGTTCTTGACTACCAAGAGTTTAGGGCAAACCGCCGCGGCCGGATTCGACGTAAACTCTTATCTCCTATAGACTTGCATCAAAAAGTTTTTTCTACAGAATATGCTCTTGACAGACCGATAATAGGAGTGTAGAATCATGGCACAGGAGACAAAGGATGTTTGCCACTAAGTTTATGGATCATGCGGCTTACGCTAAAAAGGTTAAGAAGATGACTTATTCTGAACTTCTTTTTACCATTAAAGATTGTAGGGAAGTTTTGAAAGCATGGCCTGACCAGCCGAACTATGGCTACTATGCTGATGAAATCTGCTATTGCTCTGACGAAATACGACGAAGGCAAAAAATCTAACAAACATCCGTGGGTCCATGCGACGGGACTAGATTAGGATAAGCCATTACGATAAACCTACGGCTGTTACGCAGCGTGGGGTTGACAGCGGGCTTATACGCTGTATAGTAGTGCTAATCTATAAGGGATGGCATCCTCACCACGAGCAATACAACAGATAGGCGGAGTAACTGAGGCGCTTCTAAGTATAAGTGTCCCGGCCTATCTAAAATACAACCAGTAACCGTTACTAAGAGCCAGACCAGAGCGGGTCTTATGTGCTAGCAATGCCCGCTTTGCAGGGAGGATTTCCGTGGACGGTTTACACCATGTCCGTAACAGGGTAGCATGGTGAGATAGAATCGGGGCGTAAAAGATTCGCTGGTATAATAAAAAAGGGGTTCGCTCTAAATGCTTACACTGTAAGAGTTTAGGGCAAACTGCCGCGACCGGATTCGTCGTAAAGTCTTACCCACCAACAACTTAGGATTGCTAAAGAAAAACCTATTGACAAGCCGATAATACTAGTGTAGAATGGTAGAACAAGGAGAAAAACTATGATTGGCTTTGAGCGGTATTGTTTGAGTGATAAGGTGACCCGAACGGTTGATGGTGAGAATCTTACTTTTTCAGGTTACACCATGAGTGCTAAGCCGTTTAGTATCACTGTTAAACTGAGTGCTGCTAACGAGTGGATCAATGGTGGTTACCTTCAAGAGTGCTTTCCTCATCTTAATGCTGAACAGCGTGAGATTCTGTTGAGCGGTAACGATGATGAATCTTGGAACAATATGTTTCCTCCGGAGGATGAAGAATGACCGTTAACGAACTGATTGAGCAGTTGAAGAGTTATCCGTCCGATATGAGGGTATTGACTCTTGGGTATGAGGGTGGGTATAATGATACTCAACTCAAAACCGATGAGGTTGTATTTAACTTCTCAAAGAATGATACTTGGTATTATGGGCCTCATGAGACTGTGAGATATACCGATAGTGATACTGGTACAATGTGTTTGATTATTACGAGGGGAAAATAATGAATATTGAAAAGTGTAGACAACAGGAAAGAAAACTTTACGGACTTTTTAGCGAACTGTTTCATAAGTATGAGAATGGTATCTCTGTAAAAAATGATGATGAGTCTGATGAGACTATCGAAAAATGCTACGAGATATATCGTAGTTATGGGGGTGAGTAATGGAATGGATTAGTTTTTTTGGTCCTCGTCGCCCCATCAACGGCCAAAAGGTTTATTACTTTGGCGAGTATATTGGGGTGTGGCAGGGAAGGTATGAGATTCATAAGGATGATCCGGTAAGTGAACATATCTTGATTTGTGAAGAAAGTCCCGGTATAGTAGATCGTATGGATGCTCCGTGGTGGATGCCATATGAGGGACAACCAAAACCAAAACGACCAACTACCGATTATCCAAAGGATTATCCATCATGAATGAAGATCGTACAAAGGCTATGATTCATATTATTAACTTTTTTAACTCTCGTATGAATGCGATGAGTATTAGTAATGTGGATAAGGTAAAAGAGCTAATCTCTCTGCATGAGATTTATACTAGTGAACTGGTCGATAAGTATGTTGATCTAGTTTATAAGAACTCCTAAGTCCTTTGCTCGCAAGAGTTTAGGACGAAGGGGCGGGCCCACGTTTGACGTAAAGTCTTATGGTTCAACCACTTAGGATTTTTTAAAGAAAACTCTTGACAATGCCCGATAATAGAGATATACTTAGGAAGCAATGGACGGGGATAGCCACAATGATATCAAAAGAGGCTATCTGAAATGTTGGTCGAGTATGGCGGAAGCCGACATTGTTTTTCCTAATCCTACGGATTTGGCTGGGGTGGCTGTAGTCAGCGAGAATATGTGTACTTTATAAGCGGTGGAAGTCTAAAACACCACTGGACGTTAGACCAGTATAGGTACATTTTTTAAGGTATTGACAAGGTTTGGTCGATAAGGTACAATGCCCGAAAAGGAGATTTTATGCAAAGTCGAAAGATTGCTATTGGCATGATTGAGGAAACGTATGATGCTTATCGTAATGATTGGATGACACAATCTAAGGGTGAGTTATCTTATGAACTTAATAAGTTTGATATTCCTGTATGGAATAACATGAGTGATAATACAAAACAGTCTTGTATTGAGTACGTTTATAACAATAGGGATACTATTGAACTTCATTCTGGTTTGTGTGCTTCTTGGGTTCAGGCAACAGCCTATTTTATGATTTTTAACTTTGCTAGTTTAATGTGCGACAATCCGGATATTGAGATATTTTTTGATGATCTGGATTTTATGATGGATAGTGATACTCTGACAGACGGAGATGTTCAAGAACAAATGGGTATTTCTTCGGATTTCACAGAAAAGTTTTAGGTTCTTGACAAACGATTGCCGATAAGGTATACTATAAACATGAAACAGAAACCACTACATGGCGAAGTGCGATTCCACCTGAGTAACGGGCCTCACTATATGTTTTGGCAAGTTAAAGTTAAGCAGGGTGGAGAAACTGTTGATGTGTATTATTATGACCCCAAAGAATACCAGTTGGAAATGAGGAGTTGTATCCTGTGGAATAGGCCAAATAAGGCTAAACAGGTATTTGAGGCTGGTGTGCATGATGTTAGTGGGTGGGTACGGTGTGAAGAAGTTATGTTGAGGAAGGATTTTCATCCTGCTCTACCTATTGACAATCTTGAGAAGTTATACTACAATCCATTGAGAGATCCGCACTGGCGACGAGAAAGCGATAGCAATGAGTTTATTTGGGACAATACCGAATACGCCACTTTACTAACTAACGGCAAACAAGTATACATTTTGGAAGAAAGGGTTTGAATATGATTAGTGTGTCTCTGACTGTTCGTGAGGCTCTGTGGATTCTTTCTAAGATTGAATCCTATGATACGATCTACGACAAGATCTCCATCGCCTTTGAGGATGCTCTTAAGGTGAATAGGAACAAGACCGTTACTATCACTGGTGGTATGACTCTGGATAATCGTATCTACTGCATCAAGGCTATCCGAACTCACACCGGATGGGGTTTGAAGGAAGCCAAGGATTGGAGCGATGTTCTGGTTGGTGGCTGGAAGTACGATACTTTCGTTCCTGCAACTCCAGGCACGAAGAACAGCGTCACTCTCAGTACTCCCGAAGCGGCTGAGAATCTGCTGCGTGACCTTGTGGATAAGGGTTGTGAGGGTTTTCTGTCCTGAGCCTAAAGCCTTGCCGCATAAGACTTTGCGGCGAGGACGGCCGCGGCGGTTCAACGTAAACTCTTATCGTATAACGACTTAGGAACAATCGTGAAAAATACTAATGAGAAGGGGTTGACAGTGCCGATAACTAAGGTATACTGATAGCATCACACGACAAGACTCTGACCGATCACGAAACAAGAAAAGTTCGGATCAGACCTTGACAAGTGATGATGGTTTGGGTATGATTACTTTACTTGGTTCGATTACACTTTTTGGAGAAGATTGCTATGCAAAAGTTTACTTTCAATGTTGATATTGTTGCCAGCGAACTGGATCGTGATTCGGTTGTGGAGAGTCTGACCGCTGCCCTGAATGATGCTCTGCCAGGTGATGTTCATGCGAATGTCAAGGCTGGCGAGGTCAAGAGTTTTTCTGAGCAGGGTTATAAGGTGTGGCGTGCCCGTGTTACTGGTGTGACTGCCGAGGCTGCGGGCGACTCTGCGAATCCTAAGAAGTCTAAGACCGAAAAGGAAACGGTCGAGGCTTGATCGACTGATTCTATCATCAAACCGCTTCAGCCTCCACGGGAAACCGTGGGGGCTTGCGGCATTGAATGAGTACGATATAATAGATACACGGCCCCATAGTTAAATGGAGATAACAGGACTCTTCTAAAGTCTAGTTAGAGGTTCGATTCCTCTTGGGGCTATTTGGGAATGTAGATCAATCGGTTAGATCGCTAGCCTGTCACGCTAGAGGTTGCGGGTTCGAGTCCCGTCATTCTCGCTAAATCCTTATCGGATAAGACTTTGCGTCAAATGGGGGCGACCGGGTTCGACGTAAACTCTTGTAGCACAAGCACTTGCAAGTTGTTTCGTTTTCTGCAACAACTGATAAAGTTTTCTCTTGACAATGCCGATACTGTAGTATAGAATCGTTAGCATAGGAGAAACATGATGAAAGTTGCAAACGGTAACGATAAGTTGGGTAAGGGTTGTTTGGTCGTGAGTCGGCCCGTTGGCGATACTTGTCCCCCTACTTGTGTTTATTTGGGCGACGGTTGCTATGCTGAGCAAACCGAGAAGATGTATCCTAATGTTCGCCCCGCTGGTATGCAAAATCTTATCACTGAGAAGAATCGTATTAGAGCGATGATTCTGGAAGCGATTCGTAAAGAGAAGTCTATTCGTTGGCATGAGCGTGGTGATTGGTTCAAGGATGGTCAACTCGACCTTGACTATGTTGCTAATGTAACGTGGGCTTGTGAGAGTATTCTTGCCGATGGTACTAGTCTGCCCGATATGTGGTTTTATACTCATATCTATGATAGTCGGCTTGTGGCTATGGAAAAGTATATGAATGTATATGCCAGTGTTCATAATGATAATGATATGAATGAGGCAAAGGCTCAAGGTTTCAAACTGTTCGCATGGTGCGATAGTGACGAAAAGATTGCCAAGAAACGTCCTAAGCGTAAGGCGGCAGCGGAAGTATGGCGTAAGAGTCTGCCTAAACTGGTTGTGCTGAATGATACAAAGTTTATCACTTGCCCCGAAATCCGTCGTGGTCGTGGCGTTGTGACTTGCACACCGACCGAGGGTAGTGTAGACTGTAACTTGTGCGTCAAGGGTTTGGCTAACGTGTTGTTTCCCTCTCACTAAGGATAAATATGAAAAGTTATACTTGGGATTATCTCGACCTACGAGAAGTTTGCGACTATAATAAGTTAGACTATGGTAGTGTGATAGATGCTATTAGCAATAGTGATGTTAGTTTTGGTACGAATACTGACACCCTGATTAGCCAAGAAACATTACAATCTATTCTTGACGATAATGATTTTGGTGTTGAGTTAGATTTTGCTAAGTACGATAATACCGTAGTTATTTCTTTAGGGAGTTGAATCATGGCTAAGTATTATGTAAAGAGCGGAACACTAGAAGTTATTCTGTCTCAACCTAATGCACTAGAGGCTGCTATCTGTGGTTTACTATTGACAAATAAGTTTGATATTATTGACGAGCATTTTTATGTAGATGAACAGGGCTATAGAGATTATATTAGTGCTACTCCTAAAACTAATGTAATCGCTACAAAAAGTATAGTTAGGGCCGCAGGGTGGGAACTTTCAAGGGATGATGATTGAATAGCCATAAATCCTTGGTGCATAAGACTTTGCATCAAGGCGGGCCGCGGTGATTTGACGCAAAGTGTTGCGGCGTAAGGGTTTAGGATTTTCTAAAGTTGGTCGGGCCTTTTGACCGATAAATACTCTATGGATGAGAAGCGGGTCTTGACAAGGAACGGAACAATGCTACAATGGGTTGGTGTGCTTATTGCTCTGTTAGGGTTGGCCTATAATGGTGTAAAAGATTATCAAAGTGGGAATATAAAAATTCCAGAGTTGACTCAACAAAAAGAGTTGACAAAGGTAGTTTATCCGGTACAATACTGTTTAATGGCGTATGATCCTAACGTAAACAAAGTTTTTTATCAACACGAAAATGGTCAATGGTATGATTACCCTCCACAACAACGACGATATGCGTCCTCGACGCAACCACAACGTAATCAAAATCAAGAAAGTTATGCCTTGGGAGATGCGTCAGGGGCATCAGGAACACAAGTTTACCGTGTTCGATAATCGTCCCAAGCGTCAGCGTACTCGTTCGGCCCAAAAGCGTAGGGCTTGCGAGGATAATGATTATTGAGTATAATAAGGCGATTGCCGATGTAACTCAGTTGGTAGAGTAGCAGTTTTGTAAACTGCCTGTCATCAGTTCGACTCTGATCATCGGCTTTCGGGAATGGTGTAACGGTAGCACAAGTGACTTTAATAAACTGGAGTGCTTAAAAGGAAACTTTTAATGTATAATCTCTCAAATTCGGTGGACGCTGTAAAATGCCAATACCGAGCCAAGCCGAGTAATCGGAAGGTGTAACGACTTGACGGGAGACACCTAAAACACAAGTAAAGGTGAAGGTAAAGTCTAGACCACAAACCAATAGGGTAACGAAAGTTATAGTGGTAAGTGGATCACTTTGTCTAGGTTCAAATCCTAGTTCCCGAATTTGTTATAATATTTAATCCATTTTCTTACAGCATTATCACTAACATTATACATTTTACCAATTGTAGTCATAGGATAATCTTTTACTAAATTATCTAGTTCTTCTTTGGTTGGTCTTTCTACTTTTCTAAGCCAAGGTTTTGGGCCTTGTTTACCTTTTTTAATTTTTGGCGGTTTTTTAAATCTTTTACCAGCGTAAGTATCTGTTTGGCTATGACAGTTTGGACATAAAAAACATAAATTTTCTAGTCTATTATCGTTGGGAATACCATTTTTATGTTCAAGCTGTAATGATATTTTTTTATTATTCCAAGTATCTTTAAGACCACATGATTCACACTCGTATGACATTAAGTCATTTCGTATAATTCTTTTTTTTATACTATCTCTATTAAGAGATCCATTTTTACAAAAAAAATCTTCGTTAGTTTTTTTGGGAGGAAATTTTTTCCCTTTATTTGATCCTTTACCAAGAGCAATATGAGACATATCTATATTTTCATATATAACTCGTCTTTTAATAGTATGATGGTTTCCACCTTTATTATTTAGATTAAAATAACGTAGTATATCAGCTATGGTATTAGATTTAGCAACCAGTGCTTTGAATTCATCTGTGGAGATTGACCATATAATGCTTCTTTTTTTTCTATTCATGATTAATTCCTTATTGGTACCATATATTATACACCAATCTGATGTCTTGACAAGTTGATTTATTATGCTATAATAGCATAAATACAGATGTCCTGTAGCTCAATGGTAGAGCCCTCCGCTGTTAACGGAGTTGTTATAGGTTCGAGTCCTATCGGGACAGCTAAGGAAGAATGGCAGAGTGGCCTAATGCATCTGATTACTAATCAGAAGAGGCGTAAAAACCTCCGTGGGTTCGAATCCTACTTCTTCCGTTTAGGTGGATTACCCAAGCGGCCAACGGGGGCAGACTGTAAATCTGCTGGCAATGCCTTCGCTGGTTCGAATCCAGCATCCACCATAAAGCCTTGTCTCGTAAGACTTTACGACTAGGCTGAGCATGGAGACTTGACGTAAACTCTTTATCTATAAGTACTTAGACCAAGTTAAATAATCCTATTGACAAGTGCCGATAACTAGAGTACAATACCAAAACGGAGGCTGGCGTTCTGAGCAGTTTTTGGTGTTCTGCCCAAACAAAAACACCCACTGGATTACCTAATCCTACGGATTTGCGATTGTGGAAGATAGTCAGCGAGAAAAACTATAGTTTGACCTCTTGACAAGTCGATAACTCTAGAGTAGAATCCCACCAAAGGAGAGAGTATGAAAACCATTCGTTTCTATAATATGTTTAGTGAAACTGCTATTGGTTCTGAAAAGATTATGACAGAGTGCCGGTTGAGTATGCCAGAAGATATTGATTTGAATGATATGTTCGATGTGCTATCTCAAAAAACTGGGTATCCAATAGAGTCCTTCTCTTACGAAAATGTAGGGGTTGACAACTGAAAAAATGCCGTTATAATACGGCTAAGTTGGGGCTTTAGCTCAGTTGGTAGAGCAAGGGTCTTTTAAACCTTTGGTCGTGGGTTCGAGTCCCACAGGCCCCACTTGACAATCGTTGATCGTTGGTGTAGAATAGTGGTTGAAGGAGAGGTATTATGCTTTATTATGATGATCGTGATTATTATGATTCTAGTAACATCGACGAGTTGTACGATGACGATCTCATTTTTGAGGATGATAACGATATTGAAGATATGAAAAACTCTTGGGAGTTTGATTATCACTCTATTGCTAACGAACTGGATGATGAATAAACTCTCTCGTTACGGATGCGACTTGGTGGGACAAGTATCTATTATAAGGATTATCCTTTCTCTCTTCTAGTACGTTCGAATCGTACCGTCCGTATTTTATGAATATTATGAATAGCCCAATAGAAGATGTTCGACAAACTGGTTCTGGGATTATTCAAGGTGCAAGCCACACTTGCCATGTGTTGAATCATAAGGTAAGAAATAAGATTATTATTAAGGCTGTGTGTGATCTGAGGAAGATTGCCAAAGATTTTGATAGTATCGCTTGTTGCGGAGTAAGCGGTCTGATGGTTGTGCCACAGATTGCCGAGATTCTTAATAAAAACATTTTGGTGGTACGCAAAGATGAAAGAAGATATAGCGATTTTACAACTGAGGGGGTTGCTCCTTTTAGGTACGTGGTTGTTGATGATCTTATTTGCTCTGGAAAAACGATAAAGCATATTCAGGATACCGTTAAAGAAGAATATCCAAGAGCAAGAGCATTGGGCGTATATTGCTATATGCCAGAAGAATGTGGATATCCTGCTACTGACGAAGGATCTAAACTTTGTGAGCGTGATTTGGGGCTGCCTCTCCTAAATCTATAGCCCGTAAGACTTTACAACAAGTCTGCGGTGCCCGCCTCGACGCAAACTCTTGGCAGCAAACGACTTACGACGAATAGTTTTTTTCGCAAGTTTGCCTGTTGACACGCCGATAACATACTGTATAATCAGTGCATCAGAGAACGAGAAACCTACACGAAGGAGTTAGATATGCCTGCTGCTGTTGAACAGATGATGTTTGTTGGTGCTACCCCTTGGCACGGTCTTGGCAATAAGGTCGATGCTGATATTAGCGTCGAAGATGCTATTGTCGCTGCCGGTCTGGATTGGGAAGTTGGACTTAAGGATCTGCAAACCGTTGACGGTGTTCCGGTTTCGCATCGTGCTACATACCGTAAGACTGACGGTAGTATCCTTGGCGTTGTTGGGCCGCGTTATACGCCGCTCCAGAATAAGGATTCTTTTGATTGGTTCCAGCCATTTATTGACGCTGGTGAGTGCGGCATCCATACCGCTGGTTCGCTCCACAGTGGTCAAAAGGTTTGGGTTCTCGCACAACTCAACCGTGATAGCAGCGAGATTGTTCGTGGTGATGATGTTAGTAAGTTTATTCTGCTTAGTAACTCGCACGATGGCACAACTGCGATTCGTGTTGGCTATACGCCTATTCGTGTCGTATGCGTGAATACTCTGGCTATGGCCCATAATAATAAGAGTAGCCAACTTATTAGGATTCGCCATACTCGTTCCAGCAAGAATAATCTGGAACAGGTTCGTGATATCATGGATAATATCAATGCACAGTTTGAGGCTACTGCGGAGCAGTTCCGATTTCTTGCGTCGAAGAACTTTAATCAGGGCGATATTCGTCGCTATGTAAAGACGATGCTTGGTATCGAAGGTACTGTTGATGATGATATTAAGACTCGCACCCGTAATATCATGGACGAGATTCTGGCCCTCGTTGAAGGCCCGAAGCAATCGGCCACGAATGTGCGTGGTACTTGGTGGGCTGCTTATAATGGTTACAATGAATATCTGAACTATAATAAGGGTCGAACTGAGGATAATCGCCTCGACTCTCTCTGGTTCGGTGCTAATGCTAACGACAATATCAAGGCCTTGGAAAAGGCGATGGAGTTTGCGAACGCCGTTTGATCTTCGTGGCAGGGTGATCTGAGGGGAACCGCCGTGGGAGCAATCCTGCGGCGGTTCTTCTTTTGATATTTAGACCACTCGACGTAAACCCTTATCAGACAAGACTTTGCGAAAAACGGGGCCGCGAAATTTTGTCATAAACTGTTGTGGCTACTAGACTTAGCGAAAGTATCTCACAACCACCCTATAGACGGCGGGCCAGATTGACGATACAATGGATGTAAGTGCTGTGTCTGTAAGGAGTTAGGACAAGAATGATATTTGATATTTTTAGTGTGAGTCTTATTACAATATATCTTATTCCTATTCTTTTGTCCTATGTAATCCACCAGATTTGCTGCCGTTGCTGTTAGTCAGCCAATATTCCACAATAGTAATATGGTAGACTTGTCGTAACCCTATGAAACACAAGCACTTGCAACGAATAGTAACATGTGGTATAATGGAGAGTGATGCAGGATAATAACCAGGTGGAATATTATATAACGATTATTTATTCCCTAAAAATATTTTGCTATATGGAGTAGTCAAGGGTAGTCTGGATTGTTATGGGAGTCCTTATATGAAGCTTATTAAAGTTGTGATTGAATTGGGTGTTGATGATGAATATTGTTTAAATGATACCAGTACCGATGGTAACTATTACGACAAAGAAAAAATTGCTAAATATCTAAGTGATCAACTTTATATTGATCCTGAGTTCTTTGGGGATTTTGGGCCAGAAAATATAGAGAATATTACGGAGTTAGAATGATTACTATACTAATAATTTTGTTCTATGTGTCTTTTATAGCTTCTGGATTTCTTCTGTATAATTATGGAGGCACAAGATTGTGAAAAATATTAATCAGATTATGAAAAGTCTAGAGAAAAAAGGTTTTACGATTCAATATGGCAATGGTAGTATTGCTAAGATTTATCCTATTGATAATAGTCAACCCTTTTATTCTTTACATGTTGGTGAACGGGCGATTCATCCACTGAAAAGATTTGCTAAGAAAAAATGGAATCTAGATATTAAAGATCTTTAGGAGCATCTGGTAAAGGCATCCAGTGTGTTATTCCTTTTATATTATTCAGTGGAGTCATTTTATTCTCTGGTTCTTCAAAATAATTTACAACATCAACATACGAATTTTTACCAATAAGTCTATGAATAATAATTCTGGTATATTGCTCTGGTTTTATTTCTGAAAATACCTTCCATTCCATAATACTATTTTTTCTCAGAAACTTTTGCTGCTCCGAACGCTGGGGCTTGCGGTATTTGACTTTCTAATTCTGCTATCTTAACTCGTTGAGCTTCTATAATTCTCTGATAGTTTGTAAGTTCCAGATATAA